GCGTTGGTCGATGACCGTGATCGAACTGTGAGCCGCCGCCAGACAGTATGCAATGCGGCACCCCAGCTGGGGAACGGAAGTCGTTGATTGTAAAGGGAAAGCAGGTTTCGCCGCCGGAAAGACCCTCTGGTAAGCCAGCCGGCCATTGCTCTGCCACTACAGGGAAGTGACCCAGTTCCCTCTGTGCCACGCCAGTCCCCTGTCTCGCCTGCCGTCTACCCAGCCCAGCCACAGACGCCCCTCGATCACCCGGCCACAGACCGCTCCAGCCGCCTTCCCAGACCCAGCCACAGACCGCCAACCATCAGCCACAGACCATCCCAACCACTCCACAGAACCGGGGGAGGCCCGCGCCGCCCCGCGCTCCCGCCTCGCTGCCGGGCGTTGACAGGCCTCGCCGCGCCTCGCCGCCCCCAGTTCTACTACAGGCCGGGCCGCACAGACGGGTGCGATCCGGATAGCTCATCTGGCAATCTGACCTTGTGAATCAAGGCACTAGCTCAAATCCGGGGGCAAATGCGGGGCGATGAGAGGTGCGGACGCCCCTGCCGCCGGGCCTGCCTGCCCCCTGCATGCCCCCCTGCCTGCCCTCGTCTGTGCCTGCCCGACCCCCACCCCCACCCCCACCAGCGCCCACCCCCTACCGCCCCCAAGCCGTCGAGCCTCTACGAGGGTACTTGCGCCCGCTCTCCCCATCTTTTCCGCCGTTTGTCCAACCACCAGTCTCCAGAATCCCGGCTCCAGACCAGCCTCCAGCTGGACAAAGCCACCAAACAGCCTGTTTGTCCTAGACAGATGGGCCTGTCTCCTCCAAGCCACCCCCGCCGACCCTACCAGCCGTCAGGCTCACCCGGTGAGCCACCCCCACCGGACCAGAGGGCGAAGGCCCCCCGGCCCCTTCCGAAATCGGGCATGGGGCTAGGTCACAGTTTTGCCTGTTGTCTGTGTGCAGGCTATTCTGTGCGGGGGGAGTTCACCCACACACCTACCTACCAGATGGCTACCGACTTTTCCAAGAAGGCGTGCGACCGCGCGCCCAAGCAGGAGGTGTTGACGCCCGAGGCCGCGCGCCGCCGGGCTGAGACGACGCGCATCCGGATTCAGACCACGGCGCTGATCGACAAGCTGCAAAACCACGCCCTTGGTCTTTCGGACATGACGCCGACGCAGTTGCAGGCGGCACAGACGCTGCTGAAGAAGACGCTGCCGGACATGGTGTCGATGAAGGCGGAAATGGACGTCTCCCCGATCATCTTCAAGCTGGGTTCGTGAACCTGCTGGACATGGTGGGGAGGGTGGAGCAGGAGGTGGTCGAGTACCAGCCTCCGGGGCCGGTCGCCGCCGAGTTTCACAAGAGCGAAGCGTTTGTGCGGGGGATAAAGGGGCCGGTGGGGTCGGGGAAGAGTTCGACCTGCGTGATGGAGATCATCAAGCACACCCTGAAGCAGAAGCCGTACATGGGGGTCCGCCGGGCGCGGTGGGCGGTGTTGCGGAACACGTTTCCGGAACTGAAGTCCACGACGATCAAGACGTGGGAGCAGTGGCTTCCGGAGCGGGTGGCCCCGATCAAGTGGGACAGCCCGATCTCGTCTGTGCTGCGGACGCCGAACATCGGGGATGGCACCGGGATGGAGTTGGAGGTGCTGTTCATCCCCATCGACTCCCCGTTGGACACGGGGAAGTTGCGGAGCTTGGAACTCACGGGGGCGTGGATCAATGAGGCCAGCGAGATTGACAAGGCAATTTTCGACATGGTCACGCAGCGTGTCGGACGCTACCCGGCGAAGAAGCATGGTGGCCCGGTACATCCTTGCGTCATCCTCGACACCAACCCTCCCGACGACGATCACTGGTGGTACAAGTTCGCCGTCGAAAGCCCGCAGGAGAACTGGGCCTTCTTCGACCAGCCGGGGGGATTGATCCGCAAGGAGGATGGGACGTTCGCGCCGAACCCCGACGCGGAGAACATCCACAACATCCCCGACGGGTATCAGTACTACTTCAAGCAGCTGAGTGGCAAGACGGACGACTGGATCAAGGTCTTCCTGCTCGGCCAGTACGGGACCACGAACACTGGCAAGCCGGTGTACCCGGAATGGCGAGAGGTCACCCACATGGCGAAGGAGCCGCTCAAGCCGATACAGGGGCTTCCCCTGCTCCTCGGGTTTGACTTTGGCCTCACCCCCGCCTGCATCATCGCCCAGCTGACGCCACGGGGGCAGCTGATGATCCTGCGCGAACTGATCGCCGAGGACATGGGGATCAGGCAGTTTGCCGGGGACGTGGTGGTGCCGCTGCTGCGGAACGAGTTCCCGACCTACAAGATCGTCTGTGATTGCGACCCCGCCGGCATGGCGCGGGTGCAGACAGACGAGAAGACACCCATCGATGAACTGCTGGAACACGGCATCCCTGCCGAACCGGCAGCGACCAACGACTTCATCATCCGACGCGAGGCGGTGGCCTACTGGATGACTCGCATGGCCGACGGCTTCCCCGGCTTTCTGGTGGACCCGTCCTGCCACACCCTGCGGCGCGGCTTCAACGGCGGCTACCGCTACGAGCGGGTCAGGGTGACCGGCGAGATCTACAAGGACCGCCCGAAGAAGGACAAGCATTCCCACCCGCATGACGCACTTCAGTATCTGGCGATGCGCGCGAGGGCCGACCTCAATCCCGTGCGGGCCTTGCCCGTGCAGAAGAAATCAGTGGCGGGGTGGACATGATCAGCAATCTTCCGGCACAGACAGCGCAGGTTGCCTACCTGCACCAGACCAAGCCCGACAGCGAGATCGTCGTCTCCGAGGGCGGCAAGGACAAAAGCCCACTTGGCTTCCAGTCGAGCCTCGCGGCCCACGTCAACAGATGCTGGGACCGCGCCCGCACCGAGAAGCAGGCCGGCGCGCAGGAGCGGCTGCTCCGCTGCGAGCGCCAGCGGCGCGGCGAGTACGACCCGGAGAAGAAGGCCGAGATCGCCGAGGTGGGCGGGTCCGAGGTCTTCGTCATGGTCACCGACGTGAAGTGCCGGGCGGCGTCGGCGTGGATCATGGACGTGTTCAACGCGGCGGGTGGAGATGTGTTCGACCTCGTCCCGGCGCAGGAGCCGGACATTCCTCCGGAGGTCAGGCAGGCCATCGTGGACACCGTCCGCATGGAGGCCAACCAAGCCGCGATGATGGGCGGCGTGGTGACCCCGGAGGCGGTGCGCGAGCGGATGGAGGAGATCCATGAGAAGTTCATGGAGGAGTTGCGCGAGGAGAGTCTGGAGCGCGCGGAGCGGATGGCCGGCAAGATCCGCGACCAGCTGGACTCCGGAGACTGGAGCCGCGTCTTCATCGAGTTCGTGAGCGACTTCGTCTGCTTCCCCACGGCGATCCTGAAAGCGCCGATGGTCAAGCGGCAGAAGCGGATGATGTGGGGCGCGAACTACGAGGCGGTGGCCGTCTCCGATCTGGCCCTTGGCTACGAGCGCGTTTCCCCCTACGACGCCTACCCCAGCCCCGGCTCCACCGGGCCGCAGGACGGCTACTTCATCCAGCACCATCGGCTGGGCCACAACGCCCTCTACGACATGATCGGCGTCTACGGCTACGACGAGGTCGCCATCAGGGAGGTTCTCGCCGCCTACCCGAGCGGCTTCAAGAACTGGCTCTCCGGAGACTGGGAGCGGGCCAAGATGGAGGGGAAGTCGTCCTTCTGGGAGGCCGACACGCTGGACGTCCTTGAGTACTGGGGCGGGGTTTCCGGCGCGGCGCTCAGGGAGTGGGGGATGCCCGGCAAGCTGGACCCGGAGCGGGTCTACGAGTGCAACGTCTGGTGGGTCGGCCCGTGGATCATCAAGGCGGTCCTGAACCCGCACCCCCTTGGGAAGCGGCCCTACCGCACCGCCTCTTGGGAGCCGATCCCCGGCGCGTTCTGGGGCAAGGCCCTTCCGGAGATCATGCGCGACATGCAGGCGATGATCAACGCCTCGGCGCGGTCGCTGTCGAACAACATGGGCCTGTCGTCGGGGCCGCAGGTCGAGGTTCACACCGACCGGCTTCCTGCCGGCGAGAAGATCACCTCCATCTTCCCGTGGAAGATCTGGCAGACGACCTCCGACCGTTCCGGCGGGAACAACCCTGCCGTGCGGTTCTTTCAACCCCCGTCGAACGCCAACGAACTGATGGCGGTGATGCAGGCTTTCATCAAGCAGTGCGACGAGGTCACCGGCATCCCGAACTACGTCTACGGCTCCACGTCGGTCGGGGGCGCGGGCAGGACCGCCTCGGGCCTGAACATGCTGATGGACAACGCGGCCAAGGGCATCAAGCAGGCCGTCTCCACCCTCGACGTGGTGGTGGGGGATGTGGTGGACGACATCTACCACTTCAACATGAGCTACTCGCCCGACCCGTACTGCAAGGGCGACTTCAAGACCCGCGCCAAGGGGGCCTCTGGCCTCATCCTGCGCGAGCAGATCGCGCTGCGCCGGAAGGAGTTCCTGCAAGCCACGGCCAACCCCATCGACGCCCCGATCATGGGGGCCGAGGGACGGTCCTACCTGCTGCGGGAGGTCGCTCGCAGCCTCCAGATGGAAACGGACGAGATCGTTCCGACCAAGGAGAAGATGGCACAGAGGCAGCTGGAGCAGCAGATGCTCGCCCAAGGCCAGAACGCGGTGCCGAACATGGCCGCACAGACACCATCTTTGCCTTCCCCCGGAGGCGGCGGTACGATTCCAGCCACAGACACGTCTGTGCCGCAAGCACAGCCGGGAATGTAAACACAGACTTGAACCGCAGACTTCTAGGAGAAGAGAGATGGCAAAGCCGCCGTTCCCGCCCCCGAAGGGCAAAGAAGAAAAGGGCAAGAAGCCGGTGTTCGTTCCCGGCCAGAAGCCGAAGTTCAAGGACGGCGGCAAGGTAGGGAAGCGGGGCTGCTAGTTGCTACGCCCCAGTGAAAGACAACTCGCCGCCATCGCGCGGTTGCGCGGCGACGGCGAGTTTGCAGTGGTGGTCGAGTTCTTGGAGGCCGCAAGGGCCGACGCGCTCCACACCCTGTCAGTCACCACAGACGAAGTCAGGCTGCGGTGGATGCAGGGCGAGGCGCAGACCTTGGGCGACCTGCTCGACCTGATCAAACAGTCGCGCCAGTAGGGCGCACCGTGCAACACCAATGCAGAGACTGAATACGACGCTCGGTTTCTGCTTCTAGGCTCGCGGAGAAAGAATGCCGACACCCCAAGCAGTGGAAGAAGCAGGCAGGATCGCAGACGAGTTGTACGCGAAGGCGTATGGGTCGGGTGACAAAGCCGAAGGTACTCAGCAGTCCACGCCGGAAGCTGGCGCGCAGCAACAGACTGGTACGTCACAGTCAACAGCGCAGCCGGACGACGAGACGTGGGAACACAAGTACAAGGTTCTCACCGGCAAATACAACGCGGAGGTTCCGCGTCTGGCCGCAGAGCGGCGCGAACTCAAGGACAAGCTGGGCGACGTGACTGCCCGCTTGGAGCAAGCGTTGCAGCGGATCGAGGTTTTGGAAAAGAGCGGGGGTCCGAAAGAGTCCCTCGTCAAGAAGGAAGAGGTCGAGGAGTTTGGCGAACCACTGGTCGATCTGATTCGTCGCGCGGCGCGCGAGGAGTTGTCGTCCAAGGATAGAGAGATCGCCGAGCTTCGGACCAAGGTCGATGCGGTCGTCTCCGGAAACACGAAGACGAACCAAGAGATGTTCTTCGACCGGCTGAAGGAAATCGTGCCTGACTGGGAAACCATCAACGCGCACGAAGACTTCCACCGCTTCCTCGCCGAAGTCGATCCCCTCGCCGGGGTCGAGCGCCAAGACCTCCTAGCCAGCGCCCAGCGTGACCTCGATGCGACCCGCGTAGCCCGCTTTTTCACGACTTGGAAGAACGGCAACGAAACGAGGGCGGCGAGTTCGCAGCGTTCGTTGGAAGCGCAGCTGGTTCCGGACGGGAAGCAGAGCGCGCAACCCCCGCGCGGGAAGAGAGTCTTCACCCGCAACGAGGTGGCGCAGTTCTACGCCGACGCACGGTCAGGCAAGTTCTCCGACGACGTTTACATCGCCAAGGAAGCAGAAATCATGGCGGCGCTTACGGACGGTCGGATCAGGTAATCCACCCCGAGGCCCGCTCTAGGAGAGCGAGAAATGCCTGCTATTTTTCCGAATGACTCTGGCTACACGGACTATTCGTCTACCGGAGCATCGCAGTTCATCCCGCAGATCTGGTCGGGCAAGCTGCAAGTCAAGTTCTACAAGTCCACCGTTCTTGGCGACATCACCAACAACGACTGGGAAGGCGAGATCAAGGGCCACGGCGACAAGGTCATCATCCGCTCGACCCCCGACATCAACATCGTGGACTACACGCGCGGCCTGAACCTGACCAATCAGATTCCGACCTCGACGCCCATCGAGTTGCTGATCGACAAGGGCAAGTACTTCTCGGTCATCGTGGACGATGTCAACAAGGTGCAGAGCGATCTGAACCTGCTCGACACCTTCACGAACGACGCGGGCGAGCAGATGAAGATCGGCATCGACACCATCGTGCTGAACAACGTCGCAGCCAGCGCGGCCACGAAGAACAAGGGATCGACGGCGGGCATGATCTCCAACAACCTGACCCTCGGCGTGACCGGCACCCCGATCACCGTCTCGGCAACGAATGTCATCGACAACCTGATGTACCTCGGTCAGGCTCTGGACGAGCAGAACGTGCCGGAATCGGGTCGGTGGGCGGTGATCCCGGCGTGGATGGCGCGGATGCTCAAGATGTCCGACCTGAAGAACGCCTACCTCACCGGCGACGGCACGTCTCCGCTGCGGAACGGAAAGGTCGGCCAGCTGGACCGTTTCACGCTCTACGTCAGCAACTGCCTGACCGGCATCACCGACGGCGCGAACACCTGCTACAACGTCCTCGCCGGGACCAAGCAGGCGATCTCGTTCGCCTCGCAGATCACCAACATGGAGACTCTGCGGTCGCCCAGCACCTTCGGCAACATCGTGCGCGGGCTGAACGTCTTCGGCTACAAGGTCACCAAGCCGGAAGCGTTGGCGGTCCTCTACTGCAAGCAGTAACCGGGCGGTAAGGCCGGGCAGTGATGTGTCACCCCCTTCCCCAATCGGGGGAGGGGGTTTCTCGGAGGCCGCATGAAGCAGATCCGCTGCACGAAGACGGGCGCGCTCTACCCGTACAACATCTACCTCGCGCAGGAACCCGACATGGAGGTCTACGAGGCGGCTCCTGTCGCTTCCGGTCCTGCCGAGCAGGTCGTCGCGGGCGACACATTCTCCATCGCCAAGGTGGAGGCCGCAGTCGAGAAGGCGTTTCTGGAGCCGCTCACCCGTAACAAAGGCAGGACGGCATGAAGGCGCTCGACATCCTTGAGCGCGTCGGCATCCTGACCCACGACGTCGGCAACGTCCGCTGGAGCGCCGCCGAGATCCTGATGTGGATCGGCGACGGCATCAACCTGATCGCCTCGATCCGGCCCGACCTCTTCGGCGTCAGCCGGGTGATCGACACCACGGCCACCAGCAAGCAGGCCATTCCCGCCGACGCACAGAGGCTGCTGGACGTCACCCACAACATCG